TCGACAAGCTGGTGAATCACCCATTGCGCGGCCCGATTCGTCTGTCGGAGATCGAGGACGCCGACGAGCGCGCTGCGATCGAGAAGGATTCGTCGATCCAGAAGCGCGAGATCACCGAGCCGCAGATCACCTGGTACCTCATCGCCGGCGACAAGATCATCGACGAGAAGCCGTGGGCCGGTCGCTATATCCCGATCGTGCGCGTCGTCGGCGAGGAAATCGTCATCAACGGCAAGGTCGAGCGCAAGGGACATACGCGGAACCTGAAAGATGCGCAGCGCATGTACAACTACATGTCGTCGGCGAACGTCGAGTACATCGCGCTGCAGACGAAGACGCCGTTTGTCGGGCCGGCCGAAGCGTTCGAGGGATACGAGAACGAGTGGGCGAACGCGAACAAGGACAACCTGCCGTATCTGCCGTACAACTCGTTCGATGAAGCCGGAAATAAGATCGACCGGCCGCAGCGCGAGCAACCGCCGGTCGGTGCGAATGCATACCTGACGGGCATGCAGAACGCGCAGCAGGAATTGATGATGGCCTCGGGCCAATATCAGGAGCAGTTCGGGCAGCCGTCGAACGCTCAGGCTGGCGTGGCGATCCAGGCGCGGCAGCGGCAGGGCGACCGGGCGACGTACCACTTCATCGACAACGTGGCGCGCGCGATCCGCTACACGGGCCGCGTGCTGATCGATCTGATCCCGAAGATCTATGACACGAAGCGCGTGGTGCGCATCGTCGGGGAGGACGGCACCGAGACGTTTGCAACGGTCGATCCTGATCAACAGCAGCCGCTGCAGCAAGCTCCGCATCCGACGATCGCCGACGAGGTGCAGATGATCTTCAACCCCGGCATCGGCCGCTACGACGTGACGGTTGAGGTCGGCCCGAACTACGAGACGCGCCGGCAGGAAGCATTCAATGCACTCACGCAGATCATGGGCCAGGATCAGGAGCTGATGAAGGTGGCCGGCGATCTGCTGTTCAAGGCGGCCGACTTCCCCATGGCCGACGAGGTCGCCGAGCGCCTGCATCGCACGATTCCGCCGCAAATCCTCGGCGAAGGTCCGAGCCCGCAAGAGCAGGACATGCAGCAGAAGATGCAACAAATGGGCCAGATGATCGAACACCTGACCGGGATGCTTCAGCAGGCGAAACAGGGCAAGGATGCCCAAGAAACGAACATCAAGGCGTATGACGCGGAGACGAAGCGTTTGCAAGCCCTCGGCCAGCCGCTTGACCCGCAGCTTGTTGCCCACGTGGCTACGCAAGTCGTCATGGAAATGACGCAGACCGGCGCGCCGGATGGCGCACCACCTCCGACGCCTGATCCGACGCAGCAGCAACCCCAGAACCCGCCGAGTGCGGGTTTTTTTTCGCCCGCACCTCAAGGACAGTGACATGAGCTACCCCGGCATCCTCCAGGACCTCGGGTCCACCACCCCGATTCAGGGCGTCTATCGCATCACGCAGACGCTGACGCCAGCGCAGGTCGCCGCGAACACCAGCGCCGAACAGACGTTCACGGTGCCGGGCCTGCAAGTCGGCGACTCGATCGATGTCAACAAGCCGTCGCATCAGGTCGGTCTGTCGATCGGCAACGTGCGCGTCTCCGCAGCGAACACGCTGGCGATCCAGTACGTGAACACGACCGGCAGCCCGATCACGCCGACGGCCGAGCAATACATCATCGGCGGCCAGCGCTAAACCCTGACCGTCCCGCTTTCCCCGAAGGCCCGCATCCGAAAGGAGCGGCCCTTTTTGCATTCCGTACCGGCGCGGCATCACCGGGCGCAAATCCTTGGATATGTCCATGCAAACCGAAGACCAGGCAGCACCGCAGGAAGCAGTCGTACCGCCGACGACGGAAACACCGGAACAGGCGCATGAGCCCGCTGACACGAGCACGGCCCCGGGCACCGAGCAACCCGCAGCAGCAGCCGATGAGCAGCCGCAGGAAAAGCCCAAGAGCGACTGGGTTCAACGGCGCATCGATCAGCTGACGCGGGAGAAGCACGAGGAAAAGCGGCAACGCGAAGCCCTCGAAGCGCGCCTGCGCGAGCTTCAACCCGATGCAACGACCACCACGGCGCAGCCGATGACCGCGGACCAGATCCGCGCTGAGGCGGCCCGGCTCGTTGCGCAGGAGAAGTTCGACGCGGCCTGCAACAAGGTTTTCGACGCCGGCAAGACCGAATTCCCGGATTGGGATGCATCGCTGCGCACGTTCCAGATGCTCGGCGGCGCATCGCCCGAATTCCTGGAAGCGGTCACTTCGATGGATGCCGGCCACAAGGTGCTCCATCACCTCGGCCAGAACCCCGAAGAAGCCGAGCGGCTGCTGTCTCTGCCTCCGCTCCGCATGGCGCTTGAACTCGCCCGTCTGGAAACGACGGTCGGTCAGGCGAAACCCGCTCCCGTATCGAAGGCGCCCGCGCCGATCTCGCCTGTTGGCGGCAAGTCCGCTCCGGTTGAACCGGAGGAATTTGCCACGACGGCGGATTACATCGCGTGGAAGCGCCGCAACCGCTCATGAGGTTTTAAATGCCGAACACTCTTCTCACACCCGTCAAGATCCTCGACGAATCGCTGATGATTCTCGAGAACATGCTGACCTTCACCGGCCGTTCGAACCGCGACTACTCCGACGAGTTCGCGGTCAGCGGCGCGAAGATCGGCGCGACCGTCAACGCCCGCAAGCCGAACCGCTTCGTCGGTACGACCGGCCCGGCGCTGAACATCGAGAACGTGAACGAAACGTCGGTGCCGATCACGCTGACGACGCAGTTCCACGTCGACTTCACGTTCAGTTCGCAAGAGCTGACCCTCATCGTCGACGAGTTCGCGGACCGCTATCTGAAGCCGGCCATGGCCACGATCGCCAACAAGATCGACTTCGACGGCCTGGGCCTCGCAACGACCGTCGCGAACAACGTCGGCACGGTCGGCACGACGCCGAACGACATCAAGGTTCTGCTCGATGCCGGCGTGAAGCTCGACAACGAGGCAGCGCCGCGTGACGGTCGCCGCACGGTCGTATGGGACCCGGCCACCAACGGCTCGATGGTGAAGTCGGCAGCCGGCCTGTTCAACCCGTCGAACAAGATCGGCGAGCAGTACGAGAGCGGCATCTTCTCGCCGTCGGGCCTCGGCTTCGACATCGGCATGGACCAGAACGTGAACACGTTCACGACCGGCACGCGCACGAACGGCACGGTCTCGGGCGCAGGCCAAACCGGCTCGTCGCTGCTCGTCACCGGCCTCGGTGCTGCGGCAACGGTGAAGAAGGGCGACACGTTCACGATCGCTGGCGTGTTCGGCGTGAACCCGCAGAACCGCCAGTCGACCGGCGTGCTGCGCCAATTCACGGTGCTCGCCGATGCGACGGCAGACGGCTCGGGCAATGCGACGCTGTCGATCTTCCCGGCCATCAACACGGCTGCGTCGAACCAGCAATACCAGACCGTCACGGCCGGGCCGGCAAACGCGGCCGCGGTCACGTGGGATATCGCCGCGTCGACGCAGTACACGGCGAGTCTCGCGTATCACCGCGACGCGTTCACGCTGGCCACGGCTGACCTCGAAGACGTCAGCAAGTACGGTGCCTGGGGCGCGCGCCGCGTGCACAAGGGTATCTCGATGCGGATCGCACGCCAGTACGCGATCGGCACCGATACCGTCCCGTGCCGGATCGACGTGCTGTACGGCTGGGCGCCGGTGTACAGCGAGCTGGCCTGCCGGATCGTCCGCTGATGGGCGCTCTGCTTCAGCAATCGACCCCCGCTTCGGCGGGGGTTTTTGTTTCCGGAGGCGACGTGTTCCAAGAATTCCCGATGTGGGTCAATGGTCCGAACGGTGCGCAGCAGATCGTCGAGTCGCAGGAAGCGTTCGAGGCGCTCGGCGACGGCTGGAAGAAGCCCGCGCGCGTCGAGCTCGTGCCGCGTGAGCAGGCACCGGATTTCCTCGAATACCCGAAGTGGGTGGGCAATGTGCTCGTGCACACCGCCGAGGAGGAGTCCGCGCTCCCGGAAACTGCGGGCAGCAACGTTGATGTCGCAGCCGACGACGAGCGCGCAGCACTGATCCAGATCGCCGAAGAGAAGGGCGTCAGGATCGACAAGCGCTGGTCGAACGACAAGATCCGCGCGGCGCTGGAGGCAGCGTGACAACCGCCGTCGACCTGATCACCCTCGCGCTGAAGGACATTGGCGCGCTGGGTATCGGGCAGTCGATCTCGCCCGACGACACGGAGGACGCACTGAACACGCTCAATATGATGCTCGGTCAGTGGCAGGGCGAGCGTCTGAGCGTTTATCACCTGGTTGATACGGCGCTCCAATCGACAGGCGCGCAGTCGTACACGGTCGGGCCCGGCGGCAACTTCAACACGCCGTCGTGGCCGTACCAGATCAATGCGGCATATGCGCGCCTGAACCCTGGTACCGCGACGCCGATCGACTATCCGGTGACGATCATCCCGGCGCGCGAGGATTACGCGCGCATCGCACTGAAGGCGCTGGTTTCGTTCCCAAACTATGCCTTCTATGATTCCGCGTGGCCGCTGGGCACGCTGTTCATGTATCCGATTCCGAATGCAAGTTTCGAGCTGCACATCGTGACGCTCGAGGTGCTTCCGCAGTTCGCGACGCCAGCGGACGTGATCAACCTGCCGCCCGAATACATGGCCGCGATCCGCTACAACCTCGCGTGCTATATCGCTCCGTCGTATCAGTTGGACCCGCAGCCGGCGCTCGTACGCCTCGCGATGAACGCGAAGCGCGTCATCAAGCGCATGAACGTGCAGATCAAGGCTATGAGCATGCCGCGCGGGCTCGCGACGAAGCAGCGGTACAACATCTACGGAGATAGGCCGTACTGATGCGCGTCCCCCTGACCATCGGCGCGTATGCCGCGAAAAGCCTGATCGCGGAGGCCCAGCGCTGCGTGAACCTGTACGGCGAGCAGAACCCGCAGGACGCGCCGGTACCTTTCACGTAC